CCGATTGCGTTGAACGCCCTAACCGCATAGTCTGCGATTGTCAGGATCGCGGACGCAATGCCCTCGAAGTCGATTTGGCCGACGGCATCGGCAAACGATCGAGCGACCTTTTCAAACTTTTCCCCAAGCGCTCCCTTATTGGCCGCGGCCAGATCGCGGAAGCGGTCCGACATGCTGATGACAATAGGGGACAAGCGGTAGCCGATCTCATGACCGACCGCCGTAACGCTGGCCTTCATGTCATCCATGTGGTCCGTCATCTGGGCCGCGGCCGCGACAGCATCCTCATTCATGACCAGACCAAGGTCGCGCGCCTGCTTGGCCATGTCGTCAAGCCCCTGCGCGCCGCCCGAGAGCATGGGGATCAGCTTACGCCCGCTGTCGCCCATAAGAACCATGGCCATCTTTGTACGAAGGGCGGGATCCTCGTTGCGTTGGATCGCATCCGCCACCTCCTCAAAGATATCGGAAGCGGGTCGAATCTTGCCGGAAGCGTCCTTCACGGAGATCCCCAGGGCCGAGAAGAGCTGCGCGGCATCGCCGGTATCGCCTCCGGCCACCTCTGCGATCTTCTCAGACAAATCCTTCAGCGCATCCTCCAGATCCTCTGGGGCTGCGCCTGCATGCGTTGCGGCGAAGCTCCACTCCTGAAGCTTTACGGCCGAGATGCCGATGCGCGCGGACATCTTGTCGAGGCTGTCGCCAGCCTGAGCGAACCCCGTCACCGCAGACTGAAGGCTGAAGCCTACTGCTCCGGCTACGGCCGCAAACGGCGCGCCTACCGACTGAGCAACGCCCTGCGCCTCGCTCGCAAAGTCCTTGACCGATCGCTGAGCAAGCTTGAGCTTTCGGTTGAGGTCATCGAATTCAGTCGAGTTGACCGCCTTCTTGAAACCCTCCCACTTCTGAGAGGCGACGGCCAAGACGGGCGACATCGTATCGCGCACCGCCAAAATAGCGGTCAGCCTGAAATCCTTATTCGCCATTAAGTTTCTCCTGAATGCGATTCCACTGATCGACGTAGAGCCTCAGCTCAGAGAGCGGAAGCTCTAGCGCGTCCCCAGGCCGAAGCCGCCACCAATAAGCGACTTCAAAAGCCAGGTTGATCAGCTCAGCTGCTGAGGCTCGCGGGAAGGCGTAAAAAAAGCGACAACGCGATACAGAAGCATCGTGTAGTCGCTCAGTGCGATCTTCTCGACGACGCTCGGCGGAATGCACGCAAGTCGAGAGATGTACTTTGCACAGACAGCCGGCACAGGCTCGGAGATGAGCGACGCATCGAGCTTGAACGGAAGGCCAAGATCGTTGACGTCCTTGGTCGTAGGTTCACGAAGCGTCAGCTCAACGATTTCCGTAGTGCCGTGCTGAATGGGCTGAGAAAGAGTGAACGTTTCCATCAGCCGAGCTCCCCGTTGGTGCCTTCCCACTTGACCGTCAGCGTACCGTCGACGGGCTTGTAGGCGATCACGTCAGTCACATATGCGTCGCTGAGCGTGTAGACCATGCCATTCGCACATTCGACCGTGATCGTCTGAGCGACGTTTTCCTTGATCTCTTCGATCGGAAAGTCGGACGGAACAATGAAGTCACCACTGACATACGGAGCCGTGACGGTCTCCTTGAAGCCGGCAACGCCAGTCGTGGAAAGCATCGTCTCACGCTGAACAGAAGTCAGCGGGAATTCAATGTTTCCCTGAAGCTCAAGTTGCTGACCGTTGACCTTGACAAAGCATGTCCCTGCAATTTTCTTACCCATGATTACTCCTGATGCTGAAGGCGGAACTGATTGAGAACCGCAAAAATCCTGAGCTGGTTCACGTAGTCAGGCGGGAACAGCACATCAAGCCTGTTGGGATTGTTGACATTACGCTCAACGATCAGATACTTCTTGAAGAGATCTGCGTTCTCGACGATGCCCTCGAGTTCCAGGCGTCGATAGAGAGCGATCAGCTCACCGCGGATGACGGACGGCGTCACAATCGCCTGACCTGCACCGAAGCGAGTGCCGTCTGATGCAAGTTTGTGACGTGCGTACTTGCTCGTGATGATCGACTTCATCTGACGAAGGACATAAGCCGACGTGTGAAGCGTCTCAGAGTCAAGGTACGAAGCGTCAGCGTCACCAAAAGAGTTCTTCTGATACGTCGTGATGGCGCGTTCGATCATGACCGAACCGCTGATCGTGTACAGCGTTGCAATTCCGTTCTCGAGAAGCGTCTGGCGATCCGTCTGAGCGAATCGAGAGCCTTCAGGCGAGGCCATCACGCCAGTCAGGACACCCGTTTGCGTCGGACGAGCCGGGTCGGCGCTGATGAAGACGGCCGTGCGAGCCAGGTAGGCGGCGAGGACCTCTTCGACGGCGGTCGGCATTGCAGGCTCAACGCCCACGATGGTCGCGTGCTGATCGTTGCGGGCCGTGCCGAAGCTCTTCAGGTCGTTGATGTCTCCACGCTTTGCGGTGTAGACGTGACCGAAGAGCATGCGGTACGGGGACCAACGGCCAGACGTGTCGTTCATCTCGGTCTGAAAGGCGTCGAGGACGGCCGTGTCAGCGTAAGGACAGCCGATGAAGTCGTAGGCTTCATCGCCCATTGCCTTGATCGCATCCGCAACTTCTGGATCGACAGTGCCGCCGTTCATCGCGGTGATCTTAACAGAGATGCCGGA